CCATCAAAGTTGGTAGCACCTTTAGGCAAACACCAGCGGGTATGAGGATTGTCGCCGACACTAGGATTGCCGATACCGATGAAGACCTTATCGTTGTTGGAGGCGAGGTTGGAGCGGACGGTGATCGCGCCCATCTCCATTTCGGGCAACTCATCCATCGCCATTCTGACACGCTTGTTCTTACGACCACGGGTGGTATCAATAGCCTTCTGCCCAGCAGAACCCTGCTCAAAAGCAAGAGCCTTAATAGCATTCTGGAAATCGCGCTCATCATCCCCCTCCGCGCCATCCCAGACAATCATGTGACGGTAATCAATCAACTGCCCAAACCTCACCCGCTGGAGCTTCCAGAGCTTGGCGATGATACCCCAGATACGATCCTCGGACGCTCCGATAGTGGTAGTCGCCACCCAAGAAGAAGTGCAATGCGGGGCCGCGCACCAGTCCAAAAGAATCCACAACCCCACGGGAAACGACTTTCCCATACTCGCAGCCCCAGCAAGAACCACATCGTCATTGTTGCACAGTTCCTCTAGGGTTCGGAGTAGCTGGGTATTGGTATACCCGCGATTCTTGATAGAGACATCTCGCGGCCATTGGATTTGAACCGCCTTGATAAAATGCTCAAAAGGAGTGAGGAGCTTGTGATCCGCAAGGTTAATCCCCGTCTCTTGTTGGAGCCACCTACCATACCTGCCTCGGGTAAGAGCGTAGCAATAGAGTTCTATAGCGAGGTCATCAATCTCTGCGGGAAAGAACATCCCGTATTTTTCCCTACCATTCGTGCTTGACATTCCTCCAACATAACAATAAAAGTTTGTTTACAGCAAGCATGAAACTCAAAGATCGCAACAGAGGACCAGTCGGGGGATTTTACTTTCGCTATACCATTAAACGTCCCGAGCTTGGATCAAGTCTTGAATTCCCAGCGATTGTCTACGGGTCTACATGGACAAACTTAATCTCAAACATTGAGAAGGATATGAAGTCAAATGGGCAGGCAGTCCCCGCCGATCTGGAGTATCAGGTGGAGCAACAGATCTGCGCCCGCCAACCTGCTGACCGATGCTGGCCCCAGTCCGGCGATGTTGTTGCAAATGTTATACACGGAGTAGCCCGCGTCATAGATTCTGTAACAGGAACGAAGCTGGAGAAGAAGGCGAAGGGCTGTCTATCGTGCGGTCGCAGAAGGGAAAAACTGAATAAAATCTTGTAAATTAACTATCGTCAACGATAATAACCAACTATGCCACTCTCAATCGGCCCCGATAACTTTTCCCTGCTGACCTTAGACGAGGACGGCAATCCTCCAAAGACACGAATCTCATCTAGCAACCACGCTTGGTCAATTGCTGACAACCTTGCTAGGAATAATGTTGGGCGCGAGAACAAGCGTTTAAGGTTATACAAAAACTACAAAAGATTCCCGCCGACTGACTATAGCAAGCTGGCGCAGAAGACTTTGCCATTTTCCGCGAACGTAAACTGGGGGCAGATGGAGTTCATTGTAAACAACCAGAAGTCTTCGTTCTATGATATCCTGACAGAGCGCCAAGCCTGTGCCACAATCACAACTAAATATGGAAACCAAAAAGAAAGGCTCGTCCACTCGGAGAACATTACGCACGCATTCGACCAAGCATTGCGAGAGTGGCCGGGGTATCTATATAACAAGGAGCAAGACCTTGAAGAAATGCTCCTGTATGGAAAAGGCATCGGCATGTGGGAAAGTCCGGTCGGCTGGATGCCCAAGCATGTCTTCCTTTCTGATGTCTTGTTTCCCGACGATATCAAAATTGATTTCAGCAATCTTGAAGAGTTCGTTGTTCGCCGCCGACCAACCCCCTATGAACTTTACAAAATCGTTGAAAAGGGGCAGGCCGCGAAAGACATGGGATGGAACATCGACGCGGTAATTGACGCGATCCGATTCCACCGAGCATTTAGCGAACATAACCGCACCCGCGAAGACTTCTTCCGCATGATCTCGGAAGGCAGCTTCAACTGGTCATTGTCCGTGAACCAGAAGATTGATCTCTACGAAATCTACTGGAGGGAGTTTGACGGCAAGATTTCCAAGGGGGTTATCCTTCAGGACTACTACCCGATGTCCGAATACATCAACAAGAATCTGCGCCCCGGCGACAAAATCAGCGAAGATGTCGTGCGCGAGCAGCACGGGTTTCTGTGCCTCAAGGTGGGAATGTATGAAAGCTGGGACCAGATTCTCTATATGCTGACCGACTCGGTTGGCTCTGGAATGTTCCATGACATCAAGAGTCTGGCAGAGTCGGCATTCGTCGCCTGCCGCCAGTATGATTTCACCATGAACAGCATCGTGGATGCCGTTCGCCTCAACTCCATGCTCCTCTTGGAAGGCCAGTCCCCCGACGCTACCAAGATGCTCAAGCAAATGGAATGGCTGCCAATGAGCATCATGCCAGACGGAGCGAAGTTCGCGCAGAACCGCATCCAACTTCCGGTGCAGGAGAGCATGCAGTTCATGCAATTTTACATGGGCGATCTCTACCGTGGGATGGGGCAGTATCGCATCAACGCGCCCAACGCTGGAGGAAAGCAACGCACCAAAGGCGAAGCAGAACTCGACGCCGCTGAATCCGCCAAACTTTCTGGCACACAAATCCGCCGATTCAACGAGTGCGAAACGCTATACTTTAGAGAACTCTACCGACGCTTTGTATCTTCTACTCGGGACGATGATGGCTGGGAATATGTCCAGAAGTTCTACGAGATACTGGAAGAACTCGGCACACCGAAGGAAGCCGCCAAGTGGAAGAACATTACCAGCGTTCGTTCTAACCTGATCAACGGAGCAGGAAGCCCGAGTTACAAACTTATCGTTGCCGATAAACTGCTGGGCTACACCTCCATCACCCCGGCCAACGAGGGGCAGGAGAACGCGGTCAAGGATGCAATTGCGGCACTCGCCGGACGGGACAATGTTACTAGGTATCGGAACACCAAGATGAGCAAGGTGGACGATACGATGCGAATCATTGGTTTCGAGAACGCTGGTATGACCGATGTGTTCGTGAACCCCGCGAACTTCCCCGTGTTGCCGACCGATCCCCACATCGAACACGCGCAAGGTCACTTCGCCGACCTCATGTTGCAGATTCAAACCAACATGCAGGCGGTGCAGGCAGGCGCGGGAGATGTCAACGAACTCGCCAAGGCAGTCCGTTCGATCCAGTTCAAAGGTGGCCACATCATGGCGCATGTGGAGTTCATCGCCCGCGACGAGAGCAAGAAGGATTTCCTCAAGCAATTCATGCAAGGCATGGGCGAAGCGGGCAAGATGGGCGACGAACTCAACGCAGTCTACCAAGAAATGGCCCAAGCCGAAGCACAGAGCCAAGGCAAGGGAATGTCCGAAGAGGATATCAAACTCCAGTTCCTCGCCGCATCCAAGGGCATCGAGATCGACGCCAAGCAGAAGCTGGCAGACATCGCCATCGGCAAGGCATCTATCAGCCACGCTCAACGCACAGAACAGCGCAAACAGCAAGGCATCACCCAACTTGCACTCCAAAAGGCCAAAGCCCGCGCCGAGATTCAGAAGACCATGGCAAAGAACAAACCCATGGAGGAGGAAGAAGAGGACGAGGACGAGATGGAGAACGAAGTTGAAGAACCAGAGGAGATCGAAACCGAAGAGGTGGAGATCGAGCAAACCGCTCAACGCCCCCCGGCGCAACCTACTGAATGAACGAAGACCCAATAAAGCCCTTGTGCGCGGCTATAGTAGCGCACGAACAATGGAACGCATTGCAGGCATACTTGTTAATGCGAACCGCGCCTAGTAGCGGGATTGACACTCTCCGCAATGCAATCGCCCTAGTAGAATTCTTGGGTGAAAATGCACAAGGAGCATTCAAGAAACCCGCGAAAAGCAAAACCAAACCAACGATAGAAACAACCATCGACCCAGACCTAGCCGAATATGAGTGATACCAACGACAACCAAGAGATCATCAGCGACATGAAGAAGAAAGCGGAGATTCCCATTAAGGGGAACGCCGCCGATCTGATTGCCAAGTTCACCAAAAAACAAACGGACGCAGGGCTTCCAAGCGGAGCCAATGTGAATGATCCTATGCTCGGGCGGATTCAAGAAGAACAAGAGGAGATTATCGGCGACGATAACGAGGAGCCAAAGACTCTTATCCAGCCAGAGAAGAAAAAACCCGGCTTCGTGCAGAAGCAGATCGAGGAGAACCGCCGCCTCAAGGAAGAGTTGGAGAAGTTCAAGAACGACGAGGTTCCCAAATACACTACAAAGATCGCAGAGTTGGAAGCGTTGGTTAAAGGTAGCCAAACCACGGCAGAGGCCAACCACTATCAGGATCAGCTTAATAAAGCAAATGAGCAAAAGGCTGAATTGGAGTCTCAGCTATCAAAGGAAATCCAAGACCTTCGCAGCAAGCTGGACTTCTACGACCTGACCAGCAACAAGGAATTCCAAGAGCAATACATGAAGCCGATCCAGCATAACTATGGTGAGGCGAAGAAGCTGATCGGGACAGACCAACAGTTGGGCACATTGTTCAGTAAAGCTATCACAGCAAACGCCGCCCAGTTCCAGCACGCCAACGAAGAGGATCGCCAGATCGCCATCCGAGAGAGGGACGAAGCATTGGAAGAGATTGTAAACTCGCTTCCGCTGGTAAAGCAGAGCAGGTTCTTGAACTACATCGACCAGTTCATGCAGGCTACTGAGAAGCATGCACAAGCTCTCTACGAGTTTGAGAATACCAAGCAAGAGATCACCCGCACGGCAAAACAAAAAGAGTTGGAAGCCCGCACCAAGTTCATCAACACATGGCGGGACAGCTACAAAGCCCAGCAAGAAGCGGTAGAAAAAGATATACCACTTTCTGACGAAATCGTGAGCTACATGAAGGATAAAGGCATCAAGTTCGACACATCGAAGGACGATGCCGTTGCCCTCGCCGCCACCCAGCAAAGCGACGAGCCTGCCACGGTGGACGACATGAACCGCCTGATCAACCAAGGCCGGGTCTACAAGAAGCTCCAAGCCCTTGTGAAAGCCCAGCAAGAGATGATTAGGGAGAAGGACGAGTATATCAGCAAGCTCAAGGGAAGCTCTAGTGTGAATAGCACATCGACCACTACAGATGCGCCGACACGCAAGCTGACATTGTCTGAAGGTTTGGCTGCTAAACTTGGAAGGTTCACGCCGCAAGGCCGCAATCTAGCTATAGCCTAACCTTCGCGCACAATAACAACCGAAAGGGGAGAAGAAAAAAATCTTCTCCCCTTTTAATTTTTTTATTTGACACCGCAATAGACTAGTGTAAAAGGGTAGTTACAGAGTATGCCGAAAGCGTGAGCAATTAGGGGAATCAGTCCGCTCTGGCTGGCGAGTCACCGATCTCGCAAACAAACGGTAACCGGACTGGTCCGCAAGGACACCGAGGGTAGACTCCGGCTCGAAAAACCAAGCACTCGCTTTGGGATTTCGATCCGTTGAGCAAGTGTAAACTAAACCAAACCAACAAACCAAAACTAATAAAATGTCAGACCAACTCTATTTCAATAGCTGTGGCGAACTTGACTCCTTTTTCCGTGAAGGCCGTGAGTATTTCAACGACCTGTATGTGAAGAAGTTGGTCACGAACTCCACATATTTCAGCCGTTTCGAGGAGCAACCTTGGCCCCTCAATCACACCACCGAGCAGAAAGCATTCCGCTTTGGTCGTGGATTCTACGATCCTTGCACCCCTTTCCGCAAGATCAACGACACCTACTGCAACACCGACTCCTGTGACTCCTCTCCTGAAGTCATCCAGCGCCCCGGAACCGAAAGCTACACTTTCGAGCTTCTCCGCAAAGAGATGACCACCGACTGGATTTGCGTCGAGTCTCTTCTGTATCGCCTCTTCCCCGCTGAAGAAATCCTTCAGTTTGAGGAGAGCAACGCCCGCATCACCAAGAATGTCCACGAAGAGTTCCTCCGTGCTAACTACATTGGTCAGGCTGGACACAAGTGGACTGGCATCACTACCGATGACGGCACCTACTGTGGTCTTCTTGACGATGCCTCTTGGTTCGTCCCGCAGCACAATGAAGGTAACAATGCTGGTTACAACCTCTGCGAAGTTCGCGTTAAACTCGCCCCCGCAGACCTGAACAAGATCGCCTACCTCTCGCTTGACATGCTTGACGATGCGCTTATCGACCTCCAAAACGAGGACGATGCGTTCCGTCTCGACATTGCCGAGCAGACTGGCATGCAGCTTCTTGACATCGTTATCCCCGATCCTCGTGTTGGTCGTGCGCTTTACTTCCAAGCCAAGCGCAACAACGGCTACTGGGATGCCAACACCGACTTCGACGCCCGCCTCTCCAGCCTCAAGCTGGGTGTCAACCGCGTCATCGGTGACTACGCCTTCGGGTATGACATCAACGCCGCCCGCTTCAACAAGGCTCCCGATCAACCCGCTGGCCCCTTCAGCGCGGGCGATCCGACCACTTGGGCGAAACTCATCCGCGTTCCTCGCTACGTCAAAATCGTGCAGGAGAACGGTTGCAGCTACATCCCGAACAAGGACTACCAGAACGCCGACTTCGCGATCTCCGTTGCGATGGTCAACAAGGCGATGGTCAAGTGGACGATGCCTTCCTCCACTGGTTATGGACAAGCCCAGATGCAGACCCAGAACTACGCTGGTGACTGGGAATGGAAGAACCCCGATTGGGAGTGCAACCGCTGGCGCAAAATGGGCTTCTATCAAGGCCAATTCCGCCTCGCGGCTCAGGTCAAAGACCCGACACTCATCCATGTCTTCCTGCATCGCTTGCCGAAGACCAAGAACCTCTACGGTTCCTGCTGCGCCCTCAACGACTACAACCCTACATCGGAGTCGCTCGACTGCTACTCCTGCGAAGGTGTTGGTGACATCGTTGTCCCTAGCTAACCCCAATAGGGAGGGGGGTCAAACGGCCCTCCTCCCGCAACCCAACAAC